TGTGGATTATTATCGTCTAAATTCTTCTTGACTACACCAATATGGTCTGAAAGATCAACTCCTCTATGGGGGTCGTACGAATTCCCATAATATCCAGTAAAGGGATCAATCCCAACAAACAAACACTTTTCTTCCTCTTTCATTTGTTCAATAAGACTACCGCCATAGAGAACTCCAATTTCAACATAGACTTTACACTCTTCGAGGAATTCCTTTCGAAACGAAACCAGTTTATCAGAAGAAGGCGAAGCACAGATACAACCAATCATTTACTTTTTCACAGGATTTTTTTTTGAGACTGATAATTTTAAATCAAATCTCCCATTTTTTCTCTGAAATAATTTACAATGATTAGGATAAATTTTCGCCAAGAGTTCTTTATCCTCTTTTTCTGTGTCTATATTTCTGCCGTCCCCGTCACAACCGCCCTCTGAATAGTTCTTGGTTTTAGGAGCAATCCAGTTATTTTTTAATATTTTCCCGTCTTTAATATAATGAAGGATACAATTCTCAAAATCTTCTGAATAATTGGTCGCCAGTTGAATATCTTTTCTGACAAACCTGAATCGCAAACAACCCAACATATATCTTAAATCTGTGGTGAATTCTCCGCACTGACCCATAAACATAGTATTGTCGCACTGATAAGTTCCACCATAAGATATCCCAGTATGAAGCATAATCATTCTCATTTTGTAGCAAAGTTGAAGGAAGTCTTCTACCGATTTTCTATTTTTATCAATTAAATCAAGTAAATCATCATCTATTTCTACGATAAAATCATTTTCATCAAAATAATCGGTGATATAGTTATGAGTTTTCCCTATTCCTTTGATTTCGGTAACGACATGATTAACTTCTTTAATTTTGAGATAGTCTTCCAAGTGTTCGTCATCGGTACGAAGAAAGGTATAGATTTGTTTCTTGGGGACTTTATGTTTCAAAAGATAGGATAGGGTTTGGTCTTGGAATTTTTGAGGGCGTTGAAAAGAAGGAATCACAAATTTAATATCTTCGGTCATTTTATTTCAGAAGATATTTTTGTTTTTTTAGTGAAATTATAAAAATCTATGAAGAAATATAAAATGCCGTCAAGGAAAGAATTATTGAACGAACGAAAAAAAGCAAATCGCGAAAAAAAACTACTCGTTGCTGTGAGTGCTTCTGTATTCGTGCCTGAACCTGAACCTGAACATGTTGCTCCGCCTCCCGAACCCGAACCCGAACCTGAACCTGTTAATGAAACTTGCGATCGCTGTATCTATATCATCGGTAGGGGAAAACGAAAGGGTCAAGAATGTGGAAAGAAATGTAAAGAAGGTCTCTATTGTTCGCTTCATATAGAAAAATCACTTTCGGATTAAATGTTTCTGATCTACCTTTTGTGCCTTGCCTCCCATAACTGCGGAATACACACGAGCAATTCCCCACTGAGTAGCAGACTTGACCTGTGGGCGAACACTTTGAGGATTTGTTCTGAATGCTCCTTGTCCCTTTTTTTTGATAGTTCTTAACCCCGATAATTTATATCCTGTTAATCTACTAATTTCTGCTAATGAGTGTGATTCGTCTCGTTTAAATCCATATTTCTTATTGAATTTTTGCTTGTAAGTAGTCATTATAATACTTTGGATTATTATAATCACACTTTCATTTTTTAAAAAAGTATGTTGTGAAAAGATTTCTATTGTATTCATAAATGTATGGATCCGCCCCGCCCAAGAAACCGCCCCCCAAGAAACCTCCTATGAAGAAACCGCCTCAGGCGAAGCAGGGGAAGCGTAAAGAATTAACCCAAAGACAAAAGGATGCCTTGAAGCGTCACGCCGAACACCACACTAAAAAACATATCGCGATGATGACGAAGTTGATGAAGGAAGGTAAATCTTTCAGTGAAAGTCACAAAATGACTATGAAAAAAATTGGTAAATAAATTTAAAATTAGTATCTTTATTTTTTTTTAAATGATATCATAAATGCCCCGTGTTCCCAAAGGTGAATTGTCTCTGAATGAAATTAGAAACCTTGCTCGCCAACATAATAAATTATCGACGATTAAAAATATTGATACCGCTACCCGAGCGAACTTAATTCAACAGATTGAGGAAATGGGTTATGTTATCAATCATGAAAAGAAAATGATTAAGAAGAAACCTTCTACTCCTTTTGAAAGATCAAAGGGTAAAATTCAGGTCGGTGGTGGTGGCGAACGCAAACCACAGAAAGCGACCTTGAAGAAACGGGAAAAAGAAAGGATTAAGAAAACAGGTGAAGAACCTCCGAAGGCAACTGGTAAAAAACCAAGAAGACCTTTGAAAGGAAGATTAACTGCTATTCAAGATAAAGAAACTAAAAAGATCGCCGCAAGGAAATCCTTGATTGAAGGTGGTCACCAGTATTTCACTTAATTAAAGCATAATGCCCATGGATCGTGTGAAGGACCTTTGGATATCGCATTATTGATATCCTTGAAAACTTTTTGTTCGTGTTTTTTATCTTCTTCTTCTTTTCTTTTCTGTGCTTTTCGTGCCTTTCTTTTCGTTTCATATTTTTCTATTGCTTTTTCTGTTGCGTTTTCTAAATCTTCAAGTGTGTAAGATACAGAATGCGTTCTTGCTAATTTTGGTTCAGGTTTCGGTACAGGATCAGGTTCAGCCGAGGGTGGCGGCGACTTGACCTGGCGAGGTGGGGCAGTTTTCTTTTTCTTTGCTTCTCTATTCCTTTTCGCTGTTTCCCGACCCTTCGCCAAGGTTGCTAATTGTTTTTCGGATAGAACCCGTTTCTTCTTTGTTTTCACTTCTTTTATCACGGGAGGAGGTATATCTTCGGGTATTTCAGGTGGTTTCCTCTTCTTAAAGATATCTTCTTTTTTGAGTTTTTCCTTTTTAACTGGTTCTTCGAGGATTACTTCTTCTTCTTCTGTTTCTTCTTTCTCCACTAAAACAGGTTCTTCGGTTGTTTCTTCGGGAGTTACCACGGGTTCAGGTGAGGGAGGTGGAGTAGGATCTTTAAAAACTTCTTCTTTGGGGGGCATCGTAACTTCTGCTAAATAATCCGCCATATATATTCAAATAGATTTCTTTGAGGAATGAGAAATTTTAAAAATTATTGCCGAGATTTCCGAACATGGAAAACGATAATCGTGGGACCTTGAAGGTCGTCTATCACCTTTTCACCTACATCAACCAACTGAACTTCTAAATTGTTCATTAGAAAAGGTTCAGTATTCTCTAATTTTACATAAGTTTTTTCACCAGGAGCGAAATATAAATCTCCAATTTCCCGACCTTCATTACTAAATTTGGGAACTTGATACACTATTTTGGAGACAGAACTTTTTGCTCCATTAAAGGAAGTCAGGGTAAGACGGGGTAATCGTACGAAACAGGAATTCGTTTTGAATTTCATTTTTTCAACCGCACTAAATGATACGAATCGGTTATTGAGTGCTTCTGTGACATACGCGGGAGTTGTTCCGTCAGTTTCGCTTTCTACCAAATACGCCATATCTCCAAAACCTAATGATCTTGATAATGTTCCACCCTGAACACCTAAATCTGTTGCGTATTTACCTTCAAAATAATCTGCGTTATTGTCGTCCTGTGAGCGGTCGCCAATATCCCCTACGATTAATGCCTGTTCGTAAGCAATTCCGTGTTGTCCTGCTGTCATTCCGATAAAATCATAATTCTCTTGTGTGCGATCTGTGTCGCCCAGAGCGGTAAATCTCCAATAGGTATAAGGTGCTTTGGTATCACAAATGAATGTCTGATCCAACGAGTATTGTCGTCCAAAATAATCCCGAACACTTGTTAAAACACCATTCGGCAGAATTAATCGTCCTGGTGCTAATGGTTCAATCCTCGGAACTCTGTTGTTAGAATAGAAATCGTCACCAGTCACAAAGTTTTGAGTTGATCCCGAAACAAGAGAAGTCCCCTGAATATCCCCGTCAAAAGCAACAGGAAATCTATAATTAGAAGCATTCATAAAATTCGGTGTGTCCGAGGCGGAGTTCCCGCCACCAGGGAAAGTTGGATAAGTATAATGACTCTCGAATTTACTAATAACTACTTCGCCATTTTCGTCTCCGATTGTTACCTTGGGATAAAGAGCGGTGCGACATTCATTAATAGGACAAAAACACCTTGTTGCGTTTGAAGAACTTGTCGCCGCGGTTGCCTTTGGGAGTGTTGTCGTATTACTATTGGATAAATAAAGTCTGCCCGTGGAGAATGCTTGGTGAAGATAACAGACAACTTCGTCCCCACACATTTCAAAGGTAAGACGATCATAAGTAGGGAATGCGGTGCTGGAAGTCAGCATAGAAGGAATAGACGCGTTCCAACCATAATATTGAACATCGTGCCGAGAGAACCCTGTATCTTCGTTCCAAAGAGTGTTGTAAAGTTGTATCCTGCCGTCGGCACCGATTTCCACCATGTAATCATAATAATCTGCCTGATAAAGTTGTTCGCCCCGATATTCATCCACACAGAATTCATGAAAATGAGGATTTCCTCTACCTGTTAATATTTTCTCCATCGTTTCTACATTCTCTTGTATAATTCCATTACCTTCCACTCCCGGATAAAGATTGGAAATTACATCCCGTTTCTTGTATTCTAACTGAGCACGGGTAAGACCATATCGGTAATTCTTTGATCCTTTGGAAGGCATATTAAAGGTGACTTTCCCCTGTGTTAAACCAATTGGGAGTGTGAGAATAGAAGACCCTTTCAAATCATCAAGTCTTTCATTATATCCTTCGGGTTGGGGACCCATAAAAGCGTCCCAAGTTGAACTTGCTTCCAGTCGTTTTAAGGTTCTTATCCCCTTGCTCCACTGAAGACCAGTTTCTATCTTTGTCGTTTTTCCAGGAACGGAGTACCGAAAAGGATTTCTCCACCAACTCTCTTCTACACTTGATATTCTGTTATTACCTGACGCTGAACCTCTTTGTGTTTGGGCAATTGAAAGACCAGTTGGTTCTCCCGAGGCATTAGACTGAACTGAAACTTGACTATTATTCCATAGTTCAGGATGTTGATATCCCTTTTTGAATTTATCTTGTAATTCTTTCGCAAAATTTTTAATCGTATAAGTTCCAGGAGTAGGACGAATGGGTATGGGCATACTCATAGGACCCGTCCCCCGACCATCGAGGAGTTTTCCGTTTTCTATTTCGTGGAGATTACCGAAATAACGCCACAAGAGAGCGTCGTCCATAATTTCATATAACGCTCCGCGTCTAATTTTCACACTTTCAACCGCGATTTCTGCGTCAGCAGGAATTTTTAAGGGAACTGTGAAATGGTTCTTGTAGTTACTATTTTTCTCCACCCCGATTTGTTGGCGAGTTCGTCCATCCGCTTGGATGCGACCATACTGCTCTGCTTGTTCGCTTGAAGTGACGATCAGACTCATTATTTTATAATTCTACACATATTATTATTTTATTGTGAAAAAGTAAAAAGATGATTAAAGTCAAGAAACCAAAGAGATCTGTCAAACCTATTCAGCAGAATGAATACAAGGTGGATACCAAATTACAGCACGAGGTTCCCAAAGTTGTGGATCAATTCAAGAAGATTAAACCCAAAGAGGTCTTTGGATCTGATAAAGTTAAGAAATCAAAATCAAAGAAATAGTGATGTATCACCCCCGTAATATTAGAGTGAGTTTTTGAGATTTGTAAAAGTATGCCCATGGGAGAAAAATTCGTAGAGGTTTTACAAAAATAAAAAAAGGTGTCTAATATTACGGGCGTCATACAAGGCAAAATAAGGGGTCTCCCCGTAATATAACGAAACTACTTAAACATATCACAAATTATACGATTATAATGTCCCAATCCGCGTCTGAACTCATTTCTATGATTAAAGAAAGAAATGTCCGTATTCCCGAAGAATTAATGAATATCTCAAAGTGGGATATCTTGCGAGCGGTAATGCCCAAATTAACCAAGGAAAAAGCACAAACTCAATTGAAAAATTATTCACGATTGAAACCTGATCACATGCTATTTATGTGTATTGATACGATAGTGAATATGTTTCTGATTATGTGTTGGGACGACGATAGAAAAAACACAGATAACCAGTATGTTAAGACCCGAACATTCAGACAATTAATTAAAAATAAAGTTGAAGATTATGAAGACATTCAAAAAGAGTATGATGATCTTGTTGAAGAAAAGGGTTTTATTCAAGAAAAAGAACATAATGAAATGGTCAAAGAATTAAGGAAAGAAAATAAACGATTACAGGAAGAAAACGATAAACACTCTGCTCGTCTGAAACAGCAAGAAGAATATTATAAGGAAAAGTTGAACGCAGTAGAAGACCGCGTCCGTGCTAAATTAGAATTAGAATTTAAATGTCGCGAGACAACGCTTCGTACGCCTCCCGAACCTTCCTAAATTCTGCTGGATCACCTCCTTTATCGGGGTGTGTTTCAAGTGCCTTTTTTCTGAATGCTTTTTTTATTTCTTCCTGTGAGGAAGATCTCTTTAAACCCAAGACCTTTTCATTAGACGAGACATAATCTTCTCCCCTGTCAAAGTTAAAAGATTGATCGTCTTCAAAAGGATTATCGTGAAAATTAGAACTATCTGAATACCAATTTTCCTCTTTGTAAAAGTATTGGTAATTCCATTTCTCTTCCTTATACCATTCGGGTAATTCGGGTGGAGGTTTAAAAGTAGTTTCCCGTATAGGATCGCCGTTTTCATCTCGGTCGGGACTTGCCCACCATCCTGGATAAGGATTCGCCCGAGCAACCATAAAATAAAATTATCCAATATAAAAATTTTTCTATGTGAATTCTAAAAATGGATATTGATTTGAAAACCCCTCGGAATGCTTCCGAAGAATTGATTGAAAATTGGAGCGACGAAATAGAAGAACTACTTTCCGAATGGGGCGAAATCGGAATGTGTTATGCTTGGTTACATAATTATTCAGAAAGAAAATACAAGAAGAAATATCACGGCATGTCAATCCCAATCATTATACTCTCAACCTTAACGGGAACTGCTAACTTCGCCGACGGATATGTTCCTGAAACAGCAAAGGACGGGTTTTCCGCGGCAGTTGGTTCATTAAATATCTTTTGTGGGATATTAGGAACTTTAATGTCTTTCTTAAAGTATGCTGAAATCTATGAGGCACACAGAATTTCTTGTTTGTCTTGGTCTAAATTCGCGAGAAATATTCAGATTGAATTAGCACTCAAAGATACCAAACGCAAGAATTGCCGTGATTTCTTAAAAGTATCGAGAGCGGAATATGATAGACTTTTAGAAGCATCTCCCCAAATAGATAGAGATATCATAGCAACATTCAATAATAAATTTGAAGCAAAGTATCCTTTGGTCAGAAAACCTTTGATCTGTAATGGATTAAAGGAAATCGTAGTGTATCAATCTGATTCAGAAGAAGAAACTCCTCCAACACAAGTAGCAAAACCAAAAACAAGTGAAGGACCTCCTGCTCCCGAACCGGAACCTGAACCCCAACCAAAAGCAGAAATGATTATT